TGGTATTGATGTATTTGAAAATGCAAACATTACAATTGATGGCTCTGATGATGCTAATGGTGCAGTATTCCACCCAGCTTCATTAGGACTATGTATTAAAGAAGAAATCAAAATTGAAACACAAAGAGATGCTTCTTTAAGAGCAACAGAAATAGTCGGTTCAATTGTCTACGGAGTAGGTGTTGTAAAAGACACTTTCGGCGTAACAGTTCTTACTGATGCGGCTCTATAATTAATACAATCGGTGGGGTGTAAAAACCCCACCATTAAATATTATGGCTAATTTTTCAGTTGATTCAGATTTAACATTTTACCAACCAGATATTTTAACTTTTGGTATCGCTAACTTTACATCTCCAAACGATTACCATGCACAAGCCAGATTAGATATTGAGAGAGAATTAAGGATAAGATGGTTTCCAGTTTATTCAAAAGAAACTTATAGAAATATTTCATTATTAAATACAACAGAAATGAACGCAACATTATTAACTGATGCACAATTTAAAAGAGCAAGTGTGTATAGAGTGATTGGTTTTTATTGTTGTCCGCAACTTACAAAATTTAATTCAGATGATAACCCTGATAGATTCCAAGTAATGATGAAACACTATCAGCAATTATATGCTGATGAGATGGAACAGATATTAAGAGATGGTGTTGAATATGATGCTGATGATTCTAATACAGTTGCTAACGCAGAAAAAGCACCATATCATAGACTTAAAATTCTAAGATGAAAATTACAGTTCAGGACAACACACTTCAAGTTGCCAAGAACTTTGAAAAACAAGTTAGAGAACAACCAACCATTGTCAAAACAGCATTAGGTAGAACTGCTGAATTTGTTATGGGATTAATTAAACAAAGAACAGCAAAAGGTATTAGTGCTAAAGGCGGTACTTTTCCACCTTATACAGAAGCATATAAACAATTTAGAAGAAAAGCTGGTAGACAAGTACAGTTCCCAGATTTAAATTTTTCAGGACAAATGTTATCTAATATTGTTCAAAAATCAGAACCTAGTTTTGCTATTATTTATTTTGCTAATAAATTTCAAAATATAAAAGCTGTTGGCAATCAAAACAAAAGAAGATTCTTTGCAATAGCAGATAAAGAACAACAACCAATCATAAATGTATTTATGAGAGAATTTAAAAAACTAAGTATAATTAAATGAGCAAAAGAGAAGATATAGCATCAAACATTGTATCTGCTTTAACTGCGGTAACATCTCCTATTACTCTTAAAAAAATTACTAGAGAACCTTTTAATGTAGATGAATTATCTGAACAACAATATCCAGCTTGTTTTATTCAATCTGGTAATGAAACAAGAAGTGATGAAACAATAAGTTTTACAAGTGCCTTACGACAAGCAACAGCAGATTATGTTATTGTAGGATTTGTAAAAGGCACACCATCTAATATTGATACAAAAAGAAATGAATTGATTACGACAATTGAAACAACACTAAATTCTGATAGAACAAGAGGTGGAAACGCAAAACAAACTCAAGTAGTAGAAGTATCTACTGATGAAGGAGTTTTATTTCCAATAGGTGGTATCAGAATGGTAGTGCGAGTTATGTATCAATACACTTCTGGCACACCTTAATAAACAAACAAGGAAACAAATATGGCAACACATACTGGCTCAGAGGGTCTCATCAAGATTGGTGCAACGACAGTTGGAGAATTAAGAAGTTACACTTTAGAGCAAACTGGAGATTCTATTGAAGATACTTCAATGGGAGATTCATCAAGAACATATAAAGTTGGTCTTAAAGGTTTTTCTGGTTCAGCAAGTTTATTTTTTGATGAAGCTGATGCAGGACAATTATTAATGGTCGTAGGTTCAGAAATTACAATTAAAGTATTTCCTGAAGGTGCGACAGCAGGAGATAAATTTTATGAAGGTTCAGCAATAGTTACAGCTTACAATGTATCTGCATCTTTTGATGGAATGGTAGAAGCTGAAATGACATTTACTGGAACTGGTGCATTATCGTTATCAACAGCAGCATAATTTAGGAAGATATGAATATTATAGATAGAGTGAAGGCACATTTTGAAAGTCAAGGAGTTAAGAAAATAGAGGTTTCCGAATGGGGTGAGGAAGGCAAACCTTTAACAATATACTCACAACCAATGACACTTGCAGAAACAAGAAACCTTTTTAAGGGTGCAAAGAATGATGATTTAGGAGTAATGGTAGATGTTATTGTTCTTAAAGCTAAAGATGCTGACGGAAATAAAATATTTAAGTTAGATGATAAGCAAGTATTATTGAATAATGCTGACCCAACTGTTATAGCTAAAGTTTCAAGAGAAATACTTAGTGGTGTAAGTTTTGAGGAAGCCGAAAAAAAGTAAGATTTGACCACGAGTTATTTACCATACTTGCTCTTGGTCAAGAACTTGGAAAAAGTATGGAAGAAGTTTTGAGTATTACTCAGGACGAATATTATTATTGGTTGGCATATTTTAAAGTGAAGGCAGAACGAGAAAAACTTAGATATGGCAGAACAGCAACTAAATATAAAACTTAATGTTATAGATAATGCTACCAAAGCATTTAAGTCAGTTAAAGATTCTATATTTAATTTAAGAACTGCTTTACTAGGAATAGGTTCTGGTGCTGTTGTTAAAAGCATTTTAAATGTCGGTAGCCAAGCACAAAGATTAAAAAACCAATTTTTATTATTATCTCCGTCAATAGAAGAAGGTAGAAAATCTTTTGAAGCATTACAAAAATTTACAGCTACAAGTCCTCTACAATCAGATAGCATAGAGAGAGCATCTGAAATAGTTGTTATATTTTCTAAAAATAGCCAAGAACTTACAGATAATCTTTTTGCAATTCAAAATGCTGCAATAGCATTAGGAATAGATATTGAAACAGTAGCAAGAGAATTTTCAACATTATCAAGAACTGGAATAGAAGGTGCTAGAGAATTAAAGAGAAGAAACTTAGAAGCATTTTTAGGATTAAAAGAAGGAGTTAAAGTAAGTTCACAAGAAACAGTTAGATTATTTTTAGAAGCATTTGGTAAAGGTGGTAAATTTTCTCTTGCTTCCGAAGCTTTTGCTAATACCTTTGCTGGTGCAACAAATAGATTTAAAAATTCTATAAAACAAATACAAGAATCAGTAGCACAAGCTGGTGTACTTGATTTTTTTACAGATGCACTAAATGTCTTTAGTGATTTTATAAGAGAAAACCCCGAAGCATTAAAAAAAATTATTGATAATTTTGCTATTGGTTTAATTGAGGGAACAAAGGCATTATTTTCATTTACTACAAGAACTATTGAATTATTAAAATTACCATTTGAAATAGTAGTTGATGGTATTAAAGGATTAAACGATATTATTGATAAAACCATTTCAAGCAATCCAATTATAAAAGAGTTAGGTATAATAGGATTTTTATTATTAGGCAGAAGGGGAAAATTAATTGCAATACTTTTAGGCAAACTATTTAAAGATACACAAGACTCTATAAATGAATTAGGCGGTACTGCTCTTGAAAATCAAACTCAACAAACAAATAAATTATTTGAAATTGAAGATTTTTACGAAAAAATAAATCAAAAAGCACAAGAGAGAATTAATAAAGAAAAAGAATTTAATGACAATTTAGAAAAGACAAAATCTAATACTAAAGAAGTTTCAAGTATATTTGAAAAAATATTATATGACTTTAATCAATTAAACGCTTCAACAAAAACTGTTACACAATCTATTGCTGAAGGATTAAATAAAGCATTAGGAGATTTTTCAAGAGGTATTGCTGAATCTATTGTTTTAGGTAAATCACTTCAAAGTTCATTTAAATCAATAGCACAAAGTATTTTAATAGATATTATATCTGCACAAGTAAAAGTATTAGCAAATCTGGCTACTCAGATTATTTTAAACAATTTCATAAAAAAGCAACAACAAACACAATCATTTTTCACACAATTTAGTGGATTAGGTGGTGGCATATTTGGTTCAATTGGTAAGGTATTTGGTCTTGGCGGAATGTCATCAAGTGCTTCAGCTTTAAGTCAAGGTTTTAGTTTTGGTGGTATTGCAGAAGGTGGTCAAGTTCAAGCTGGTATGCCATACACAGTTGGAGAACGAGGTAGAGAATTATTTGTTCCTCAAACAGATGGTAAAGTAATACCAAATCACGATTTAGGCGGTGGAACAATTTTAAATTTTAATATTAACGCAACTGATGTAAGAGGAGTAAGAGAATTACTACTTAACAATAGAGCAACTATAACTAATATTGTTAATCAAGCATTAAACGCAAAAGGTAAATCTAATTTAGTATGAGTGGAGTATTTCCTTCAACACCGACAACAAGAGATGTAGTTATTAGTTCGCAACAAAATACTATTGTCTCAACAACTTCATCTGGGAGACGACAAGCAAGACAAATAGACGGACAAAGATTCAAATTAACTTTAAGATTTCCAGTTATG